TGGCGATCAGTCGACGTCGACTGATAAACGCCAGGATCGGTCACCGGGAATCCCATGCCGATGATCCGGTAGCCGTCGCCGAGATCGCCATTGGCACAGGTGTAATGATGATCGATGCAGCCGCGGAACCAACGGTTCTTGGTCGTTGGCGACCAAGCCTCGAAATAGTCGATGTGGAACGTCGAACCAGCAGGCAGACTAGGATACATCTCGTCGGACGAGAGGTGCCATTTGCCGGCGACGAAATTGGCGTCCGTCGTGTATTCGAGCCGGGGCTGATAGCTCGGCAGCACATAGGGGTGATCGGTCGGGCAGCGAACGCCGTTCGCCGTGTCGGGCAGATAGTTGACGATGTGCGAGCGATGGTCGGGGGCATCGAGATTGATCCCGTCCCAGCACACCGGCATCACCGCCTGGGCCACCAGAACGCTACTGGCCGGGCAGCCGGCCGCAACGACCGCCGCCATATTGTGGAACTGTCCGCGTGCGCTGAGAACATGGCTCGGCGTCCCGGTGAGATCGTCCCAGCACTCGAACCATTCCTGGTAGTAATTCAGCGTCGTCGGATCGTTGGGCCCGCCGTGGCCGGTTGCCATGTTGAATCCGAACACGAACTTGAGGCTGGTCGGGATATCGACGCAGATGCCCATCGAGTAGGTCCCGCCGCTCAAGACGGCGCTGTTGGGCATGGACGAGCAGTTCGGCGAGCCGTGTGGAAGCTGCTTGTAGTAGGTATTGATGAGGTCCGGCTTGACGACATTCCCGGCGCCGTCGAGCATCGCCGGTGCCCAATATCCGGTGCGGTTGATCGGATAATTGGTGCCGGCGTTCCCGCAGGTCGAGAGGCCGGTCGTGCGCAAGGTCTCGTAGGTCGAGGCCGCGTTCGCTCCGAGGTTACCCCAGAACTGGTGGAGGTGGCTGACGCCGAACTGGCCCGGATAGACGATCGGATCGTCGCGCAGGATCTGGCCCGCCGTGCAGTAGAACCTGAATCCGCTGACATCGTCGGGGCTGATCGGAGGCAGCCCACCGATCACGCCATTGGCTTCATGGCTGAGCTCGAGCCCGAGCGCCGTATCGAACGTGTCGGCTATCGGCACTATTCCGCCGGGAGATGGAGATGGCGTTGGTGTAGGCGTCGGGGTCGGGGTCGGGGTCGGGGTCGGCGCGACATCATTGTCCATCACGGTAATGGACGCTCGAGCGGTGGCTCCGGTGCTGGCAATGCCCGTCACGGTGATCGTGCGGGTACCATTCACGACCGCATCGTCCCTGGTCGGGATCGAGAGCGTGACGCCGGGATAGGCAGAGGTCGAGTAGGAACCGTCAGAGGTCGTGATATTGACCAGGCTGGCGCGGCCGTTGCCGCCGCTCTTGTTCAATGCGAGGCTGGCGGACTGCCCCTCGGTGACGGTCTGCGTCGACGGGGTGAGACTGATCGCGAGAGGCTTGCCGGCCGCGGCAGCTGCACCGGACGCGGCGAAGCCGAGCGTGAGCGCGGCGATCAGGGCGAGGCGGCGCATCATTTCTGCTTCTTCGCTTCCGTAGCCGCTGCCTTGGCGGCTTTTGCCTCGGCTGCCGCGAACTCGCGCTTGACGCGCTCGCGCGCCTCGAGCTTCGCCTCGCGCACGGAATCGTCGTCGGTGATGCCCTTCTTGAAGCAGTCCGTGACAGCCTGAGCCATCGCCGCCTCGATCGCCGCTCCGAGCCCACGCCGCGTCATTCCGCCAGCCGACGAGGTGCTCACCGATGCCGCGGCGATCCTGGGTGCTGCCTTCCTGACCATGACTTAATGTCCTTTCATCAGCTTTTCGAGCGTGGATCCGAGCAGTTCCTTGACCGCACGGCCGCGTGCTTCCTGCATCCGCGCCTTGACGAATGGCGCGTCGCCGAGGCGGCCCTCAGCCTCTGCATCGAGCACCGCATTTTCCATCTCGCGGCGGATCAGCGGCGCGATTGCCTTGCTCAGCGGCGACTGGTTGCCGAGCCGGCCGAGCGAGTTGCTGATCAGCACCGCCTCCTTGACGATCGGGCAGATCTGCTCGGCCTTAGGTTTGAGGTCGTCGGGCAGGAACGAGATATGCCCGCGTTCGCGCAGCCAGCGATGCGACCAGGCCCGCAGCCGAATCGGGATATTGCCCACCTGCGTCCGCGCCATGTGAAGCGCGACCTCGGCATCCTCGAGCGTCTTTGGTCCCTGCGCGGCGAGATGCGGGAAGAGGTCGCCCCAGTGCCGGCGAAGGGCCTTGTGATCGCCATCGATGAGGATGCGCTGGGCGACTGACTGGTTGGTCATCTAAGTCCCAGCAACAGACAGACGAAGAGGATGAGGCCGGCGACGATGAGCTTGAGGCCGGTCCTCAGATAGCCGCTGTCGCCCGTCGTCGAACCGAGACCCGCGAAGTAGATCAGGAGGCCTGCGGCGATGAGGGCAACAACCAGCGGCCAGGCGAGGAAGTGCAGGAGCCTTGCCGCGGTGATGGGGTCGTTCATCAGACCCGCCTTTGCCCTGGATGATAGCGGCGAAGATCGCCCTCTCGGGCAAGCTTCTTCGCTTCCCTTGCGATCTCGCGCGCAGTCGCGTTCGCCCGGCCGAGACGCGGTGCGGTGCGGACGATGGCCTGCGCACGCGCAGGCGAATTGGGGGTCGGCATCAGTCGAGCGTGAACGTCGATGCCGTGGTCAGGCGCGGCAGGACGCCGTTGCCGGTGACGATGTTCGGGGTGACCGTGCCGGACATATGGATGTCGCTCGCGCCGCCGCCTGTCTTGCCCGCCGAGGCGTGCGTGACCGTACCGGAGCCGCCCGTGCCCGTGGGGAAGTCGATGTTCGCCACTGGCGATGTCGAGCCGCCCGATGGGGCGGAGAAGCCGCCCGTGGTGCGCGCGGGCGTCTGGCGGGCATAGGACGTGTATGTCGCTTCCGACGTCGACTGCGTGCCACCATCGCCTGGGTCGGCCGTGTGCAGCGCCATGGAAATCTGGGTCTGTGGGCTGGATGCGGCGTTGTCCGCCATATTCGCCCACGCTGTCGCGCAGAAGATGAGACCGAGGATGGAGTTTTCAGCGGTATTCGAGAAGGACATGTCCTACCTCCGGTTGAGTTCGGCAAGTCGTTCCCGCGAAGTCGTCGCGGGTCGTCGTTTCTTCTGTTTCTTCGGGACCGCCTCACCGGCGGTTTCGTCGATCGGTACCGGTCGGGCCCACACCGGCCTGCGGGCCGGTCCCCGGGCATCGTCGAACCAGCGGATCTCGGCGCGCTCGGGCTGAAGCGAGACCCTCGCGGCCTCGGCGTAGACGAACAGGTCGAGCGCCTCGTTCGCGCCTCTGCGCTCGAACTTGCCGTCGATCATCACTTCGCCGCAGAGCTCGTCGTAGGTCGACTTCGGCAGTCCGGATGCGAAGTGCACCTGGCCCGGTCCAGCGTCCTCGACGGCGAGGCGCTCGATCGCCTGCATCTTCAGCCTGAAGACGTTCAGGGTGAATTCCTTGACCGCCGGCTTCATCGGATGCCCCTCGGCATCCTTGTTTATCTCCCGGGGGCTGGCGACCTCGGGCCCGGTCTTGCCTGCGGCGCCCTTCACCAGCATCAGGCGGTAGCCCTTGATGCCGCTGTCGCCGCTCCGCGCCATCCGGCGGGCGAATTCGCGAGCCTTCCATGTCACGCCGTTCTTGGGCTCGTCCTGGTTCGGATTGCCCGAACCGCCGGTGTCGACGCTGACGCACGCGATCGGCATGCCGAGCGAGGGATCCTCGCTCAGCGGGACGACCCGCTTGAGCAGGACGTCGCGGATGACGGTCCAGTCTTCCTGCCGCTCCGGCGGCCTCAGTTCCCGGCCTTCCGCGTTCGTGCGGATCGTATCGCGCTCGATCAGCCAGGAGCGGCCTTCGAGATCCCAGCCCCAGATCGCGTAATCGAACTTGCGACCGCCGACGTCGACAGACGCCGTGATGAAATCTACCCGGGGCGGGCAGGTCCCGCGAGCGAACGCCGGATTGAGTTCGATATCGGCGACACGCTGGGCGAGCAGCTTCGGGTTGAGCACCCGGCTGCCAGGGCCCGAGCCCTCATAGACGATACCCAGGTTCTTGGCCGAGAATTCTGCGAGCGGCTGCGGATTGCGCGTCCGCTCATAGTGCAGCAGCACCTCGACATATTCGCGGGCAAGCTGACCCCATGAATAGAAGGGCGACATGGTCCCGTGAATCCAGAAGCCGGCCGTGTCGCCTGGCTTCGTCTTTCCGGTGACCCGGCCGTCCGGGGTGATGATCTCGCCGGCGAAGACCCATTTGCCGGCAAGGTTCATGCTGTGCTTGTGCTTGTCGGCGATGCGCTTGCCGCAATGCGGGCAGCCCAGGCCGGCGGTGTCCCTTACCCGGTCGAGCAGCTCGTCGTCGTCGAGCTCGTCGTCGCGCTCGTACTCGAGCCGCATGTACATGTCCGAGGTGACGCCGCTGACGCTGTCGATCACCTTGGGCGCGAGCGAATGCGGGCTCGACCATAGCTTGCAGTGCGGGCACGGCCAGTACCAGAGACCCCGATTGCTAAGCAGCCAGAAGCTCGCGATGCCCGCTGTCCAGCCGGCGTCGGGGTGCGATTCCATGTAGAGCTTGAACTGTGTCCCGAACGCCCGGCCGCGGACCCTGGCGAGGCCGCGAAAGGCCGCTCTCAGCTTGACCCTGAAGCCGTCGACCTCGGTCGCCATTATCAACGGCGCCTGCTTCTGACGAACGGTGCCGGGGTTGGCGGGGAAGAGCTGGATTGCCCGGCCCGCTACCCGCTTGAACTTGCGCTTGTTGTCGGTCGGGCGCTTGCCGACCTTCTCCATGATCTCCGGGTGGAGGGTGAAGAAGTCGGCGAATTCCTTGTCGGCGTAGGAGTTCACATCCTCGGCAGCCGGCAGATAGATGATGGTATCGGTTAAGGGGCCGTTGCGAAGCCGCTTGAAGAGATGGTTCTCGCCCGCGATCGACTTGCCGGTTCGACCAGGGCCGACGACATCGACCTCGATGAACTGCGGATCGTCCATCGCATCCTGCGGGCCGTCCATGTACGGTGTGAGCTTGCGATCATAGAGCCGCTTCTGCGGCTTGCCGTCCGCATCCATCGCCCCCTCGGAAGCGGGCAGATGGCGGTGCTGGGCCGCACACTCCTTCGTCGAAATGTCCTCGGGCGGCAGCAGCAGCTCGAGGTTGTCGTTCGCCGATGCACGGGCACTGGCGCAGTAGGCGTCACGTCCGAGCCGATCGAGCTCTTCCTGTACGGCGAGGAGCGGTTGCAGCATTGGGGTTCAGGCGCTTGCCCAGCTTGTCATGCGTCCTGACAAGTACGCTGCGCATTTCCTCCCTCACTGCGTTCCGCACCGCCGCCGGCCAGCGGCCCGATGGGTCGAGCCGGCCAGCCGTCGACAAAAGCTCGGCCTGGATCGTGGAAAAGATATCGGCGATCGTCGCCTCGAACTCGGCAAGCGGCACATAATTACGCTGCTCGATCTTGCGCCGCTGCATCGAGACCTGGAGTGCATCCAAAGTCCGCAATTCATCGAGCGACATCCCCGCCTCGGCGAGCTGCGGGTCGAACCCGGCCATCTCCGCCATCGCGGCGATCCTGGTCGTCCGCTCCTTGAGCTTCGCGGCCAGCACCTTGATGATGTAGTCGATGGCTTTCAGCGCATCGAACTTGTAGGCGACGCCCTCGCTGCCGCGCATCAGGCACGGGAAGTTGGGGTCCTCGTCGACCATGGGCTTCAGGGTCGACCGCCACGACATGCCGACGATCTGCGCCAGCTCCTCGGCCTGCACCGGCCCCTTGATCTTCGACTTGACGAACTTGGCGCGGCGAGCCTTCAGCAGCTCGATGCGGGCGCTCGGATCTGCGATCGCACGGGGCAATCAACCGGCCTTCCGACGGCGGGCATGTGAAAGGGAATTTCGGCATGTCGCCGCCGGTGGCCGAGGCTCCGCCGATGAGGCCGGCAAAGCACCGAACTTTATTTTCGGATGTGAGGGCAGGGCGCTCAACCGGCAACTCCGCCTAAGAGAAAAGCCGCAGAAAACTGCGGCTTTTCCGGTGTCGATGAGCAGGGCTCGCAATCCGTCTCGCGGTGAAAATTGGCATATTCGGGCCGAAACGCAACAGATTTTTTCGGCATCAATCACGGAGCCTCAGCGCGGCCTGCACGCGAAGACCCTCGCGAGTGAGGCGGACGCAGTGCCAGCGCTTCGGATCGGCGACGATCTCGACAAGCCCGCGCCGCTCGAGCGCTCGCACGGTGCCGCGGAAGCTGACGCCTTTCCGCCCAGCAACAACGTCCGGCCATTCTCGCGGCCAGGTCGCAACATGATCGACGAGCGTCCAATCGACGTCGTCCGAGCATCGGCGCAGCACATGGCGCATGGATGGAGAAAGCTCGTCCGCAATAGCATCTATCTCTGCTACCGTCGTCATTCAGGGCTTGGCGGGCGGTTCGGGGAGCGGCATCCAGTGAGTCGGGCACAGGACATCAAAGCCACGTCCGGCGAAAGAAGAATAACGATTGCCAACGTAGACCCTGTCCGCAAACACCAAGAACCGAGCCCGCCGCCCTTTCGGCGCAGTCTCAATCGGCTGCCACCCCAGCTTTAGCTCAACCTCACCCATTACGACTTCCCTTCACGGTCGAGCGCCTCAATCACTTCAAGCGCCATGTGGCCGTACAGCGCGAAGGCTATGCAGCTACCACCCTTTGGCGTGTCGCAATCCTCGCAGTGCACATTATAGTCGTCGGGGTCGTCGCCGTCGTCCGCGTCACGGCTGCGGCACATCGCTTTGGCTGCGCAAAGAACACGGTCGCGTTTGGTGGCGGGAATGAGGTTCCACATCGCCGGTTCGTCAATGACCATTACGACTTCCTCCATCTCGTGCTCTTAGGACGGCGGCGACGCGCTCACCCTTGGCAGTGAGCAAATTAGGGATGCGCTTGCTGGCATAGCCTCTCTCGACGAGCCTACGCCGTACGTCGGATCGAACTGCGAGACGAAAATAGTAGCCGCCGACCGAAGGACCGTATCGCGCACCAGATAAAGCAAAGGCTTCCGCTGAAGTAAGCTTGCCGATCTCGCGTTCGAGTGCCTTCTTCTCGCTTTTCATTGGTCGCAGCCGTTCGCTCGCTCGCCGGCCAAATCGACCATCGCGTTGTCGCGGCTCTCGCCCTTGTCCCAGAATATCAGGATTGCCGGGTCTTCTAGGTCCATATCCTCGCCGGTTTCCTTGCGAGCGCAAATGATCTTGCGTTCCAGCGCGAACCTCTGATCTGCGCCAGTCACAGCGCGCACCTTGCCGCCTTCAACCTCGACGCACTGGGTTGCCTTCGCATCCTGAAAGCCGCAGCTTACCAACCCGGCCAACAACAGAGTAATCATGGCTGCTTCTCCTCGCTTTTCGGGGAAAGGGCGGTGTCGATTAGCTCTATGATAAACTCAGCGTCACTCGGCGCTCCCGAAGGTCCCGGCCCTCTAGTCGCGCGATCCGCAACCCTCCGGACGTTTCCCAGCACTGTCCGCAACCGCTCAGCTTCATTGCACTCGATGTTGGCTATCGTCATTTGCTGCTCTAGATCGTGCTTCAGCGCCTCGTTCTCCTCCATCACGAGTGCGAGAAGATCGGCGGCTTCGGTTGTCCAATAACCTCCGCAATCACCGCGAAGTTTGGGTAGCAGCTCGCTGATCTTCTCCTGCAGCACTTCTCCATCTTCACCTGTTGTCATGCGATCAGCCTTCCTAATCCGAGCAGCACCAGCACGGCACCAGTGGGCAGAGTGAATGCCGGGATGCGCGTCTGGATTGGCGAGTTCAGGTTGAGGTAGAAGAACACCCAACCGACGAGTAGGCAGACCATGCCGCCAATGAGTAAGATCAGTGTCATACGTCACCTTCGAGCTTGGCGAGGAGGGCGTCATCCGTAGGAGTGCCAATTCCGCTCTGATTTAAGAGCTTCATTGCGTTACGAAGTCGCTCCACAAGCTCTGCATGATGAGATGCTTCGAGGGCGGCCCGAGCTGCACTGAGATGGCCGTCAGTCAACCATGGATCGAAGCGTGGATCATCTCCGGTGTACGGCGTGCCACCGCAACGAGAGCGTTCATCTTCGCCAATCGCGCGCGCAACCCGATCCACAATAGGCAGTGCTGCCCCTGCTTTTTGGTTTGTCATGCTGGTTCGCCTCGTGCTTTGGCTAATGCTGGACGCCCGATACGTTGGGCTAGAGCAGTGACGGCTATGGAGTCACCGTGCGAATTATCGGCTTCAGCGACAATGGCATTTAAGGCGTTATACAAATCGGCCGCGGCGTCTTTCCGATGGGCGTCGGCTGAGCGGCGACGAGCACGCTCCCGGTCTGCCGGTCCGGGTTTTCGCGTCAAATTGCGGCACATGCGGCAGCGTTTAGTCTGCGTCCCATTTTTTCTCTTGCCGTATTTGGTGTTGAACTCGGTGCGGGGGTGGCCGCAGGGATAGCGCTCCGGATCGAAGCTGATCCTTTCTCGATGTGGGTTAGGTGTGGTCATAGGGGTTTTCCTTCGCGCTTCGCTTTGCCGTCCCGGTAGAGGGCGTGGATGAGCGGCCCATCCATGACGGCGAACATGATCAGCGCAGCCGTCATCACGGCGGGGATCGCAACGACGACATCGATTGCGAACTTGCGCATTCTCATCCTCCCATGATTCCGGAATGCGCCGCCGCCAGGCTAGCGTCGTCGACCTCGCGCTCGGCGTGCCGCATCGCGTCCGGCCAGAGGTCGAGAGCATCGATCAGCAGGCGCCGGGCGCGGGCCTTTCCCATGCGAAACTGGATGGCGATCATTGAATAGGAGACCGGCTCGCCGACCAGCATGTCGAGCACTGCTCGCCTCGGCTCGGGGATCCGCTCGCGCCACCAGCCGTAGGCGACCTCGCGCCGCACCCGCATGATGCCTTCGACAAGGCTGTTCCGGCCGCTGCCGCTGTAGTCGACCCGCATCTCGTAGGCCTGGGCGCGCACGGCGACGTCCGCCTCGATCGATTCCGCGACGGCCGCGATCTCGCATGCCCAGCCGAGCTGATCCGCATTGATGTGGCCCGCCATGAACATCCTAGCGAGCGCGCCCTGCCGGGTGCGGGCGGCGTTCTCGTGGGTCTCGGCCGTGCCCTCGTTCTTGTGATCCCAGCGCTTGAGCATGCGCGAGCGGCCGACGATCTGGCGGAGGGATTCGACCCGCGCCTGATACATCGCGTCGCTCTCGCCCTCGAGGGCGGCGATCCCGTTCACGAGCCGGGGCGCTTTCCTGACCTTCTCCTCGGCGGCGGTCGCGATGCGGCGAGCGACCTTCTCCTGATGCTCGATGTATTGCCGCCGCGCCTTCTCGACGCGCTGCCGCCGCTCCTCGAGCATGGCGAGACGCTCCTGCCGGCGCTCGTGGCGCTGGCGTCGGCGTTCCTCGCGCGCCTGCTTCCCATACCAGCCTGGCGGGCGCTTGATCCGCGGTTTCTTTCCCTCCCCCGACAACTCAGCTCCTCCGCTTCCCGTGGACCTTCTCGGCCAACTGCTCGGCCTGCTTTCGATCAGCCCATCCGGGTAGCCAGCCGGGCCTGAGCAGGATGATCCCGTGATTGTGGAAGGCCTCGCGAGCGAGCTTGCGGGCATGCTCGTCATGCTCTTCTCCCCAGAGGTGGGCGAAGCGCGCCAGGCTACTCGGCATCGGCGATCGCCAGTGGCCGGTTAGCCAATTCCAACAGCACATCGGCGTGACACGGCTCACCTGGCGCGCACCAACAGGCTAGGTTCTTGCCGCGCAGCCGCGCGATATCGCTCATGACGGGTGCCTGGAGCCGCCTGAACAGTTCGACAGCCTCTGCGGCGTCCCGCACCTTGCCGAATCCCTTGTTGCGCCAGACAGGTCCGCCCGCCCGATGCCAATTGCCCCAGCGGGTCGTGCGATCGACCTTCACGGTGTTGGGCGGCATCCGCCAGCCCTTCTTGCGGCTGAGTTGAACGCGCACCGGCATCAGCGGTCGCTCACAATCTCGAACTGGATGGTGAGGCTGTCGGTCTCGAGGATCCGGCAGGCCATGGCGGTGATGGTCGGCTTGAAGTTGCGCTCGACCCAATCAGCCATGAAAGCGCTCGGGCAGATAACGTTGACGTACCAGTCGGTGAGGTGCCCGGGGTGGATGCCGATTACGGTCGGCCTCAGCCAGCCGTCATAGGTCTGGGCGCCGAGATCCTTGCGCAGATGATCCCGCAATTTGGCGACGCATTCGTCTTCGGAGCTGCGCAGCCGTTCGAGGTCGGCGAGCGCTTCGTCGTCAGCAAGCTTCACGGTGCCGGAGAAGAACTTGATGCCGTTCCGTGCCATCGCCAGCACCCGGACACCCTCGGCCGTCAGCCACTTCACCCAGGCAGCTCGCCAGTTGCGCTTGCTCGCCCGCCGGCCGTTCTCCGCCGTCCAGTAGCCAGCGAAGCCCGCAGCGACGAACTCGTAGGCGCCCTTCGGCCATTGGGCGACGACGGCCTGCACGGTCTGCGGCAGCGTGTCGATCGGCGGCGGGCTCCAGTCCTCGGGAAGCCGTGTCCCGCGCCTTGCCCTCGGCTCTTCGACCTCCTGCTGATCATCAACCGGCGGTTCGCCACCCTTGGGGGGCGACACTGCTGGAGATTTATCTTCAGCAGTGGGGGGGAAAGGTAATTCGTCAGGAGTCCTTGGGGTGACAACAGTGTCGTGGGGCCCGGTGGCGCTGGCGTCACCCAGGGATGGCAATTTGGCACCCCCCGGCATTTTGCCACCCCCTTTGAGTGGCGTAGGAGCGGGACGATGGGAAAGCCTCGGTGGGACATACCCAATGAAGGTGTAGCAGTTGGATGATTGAGATCCGTCGGCCCGTAGCCGCACTCCCCAATCGATCAGCTGCATTGCTTTAAGCTCTTTCAGGCGTCGCTGAATGGTGCGCGGATCGACTTCCACCTCTTCGGCAAGGAAGTTGATCGACGGGAAGCAATTCTGGCCGAGGCTATCGGCTTGGTTAGCGAGTGCGACGAGCACCGCTTTGCGGACTGGATTTCCAGTCTTCTGCTGCCGAGCCCATGATTCCACTTCGCGGCTCATGCGAACAACCTAGTAGGAAGCCGCTTATGCGCGCGCTGCGGCCAAAGGAGTCGCTCGTAGGACGTCTTTTGCTTGTGGCATGGGATGCAGAGCAGCTGGAGATTGCTCAGGCGCGTCTTGCCCCCCAGCCGCCGCGCAATGACATGGTCGATCTCCAAATTCGAGCAGAGGTGAATCTCGGAGTATCTGCTGAAGTCCGGCCAGTCGTCGCTGATCCGCAAGGCCATGAACCGCCAGCAGCGCCGCTCAGGCTCCTTACAACGCCGGCAGCGCTCGCCATCGCGACGACGAAGCGATTCACGCAGTCGAGGCCACCTCCAACTCAATGCGTGAGCTCACGCTCGATAACGCGGATGGAGCTATCGAGGTCGCCGTCGACAGCGCGGAGCTTCTCGATCTGCTTCACCGCATGGATGACGGTCGTATGATCGCGCCCGCCATGCAGATTGCCGATGTCGGGCAGCGACTTGGGTGTCAGGAGCTTGCATAGATACATCGAGACCTGGCGCGGCCGTGCGACCTCGCGGGCCCGGCGATCTGAGGTCATCTCGCGCGCCGGGATGTGAAAATGCTTGGCAGTGTGCGTCTGGATCAGGGAGACGGCGATTCTGGGCGTGAGGTTGATGCTGTTGTGGAGCATCGCCAGCACGACGGATTCATCAGGCTCGAGGCCGGTCGCTTGGACATGCAGCGCGATGCGTTTGGCCGCGCCGGCGATGATGTGGCCGTCGCTCGGAAGACGCTCGGCGAGCGAGGCAATCAGCGAACCGCTGATGCGGACCTCCTGCCATTGCTCGAGCTCGGCGCGGAGCATGTCGGCGCGCATCGCCTCGTCCGGCCGTCCGATATCGACGCCGGCCGCCGCATAGAGGCGCGACATCAGGCGCGGGCTGATGCCGCTGAGGTCGCGCGTGGTGAGCGAGCTCGTCATCGCGACGCGGCCCTTGGCGAGGCGCTCGATCGTATCGATGATGTGGACGAGGTTTTCCTGCGTGATGCCGGACTTGGCGACGACGTCGAGATCATCGATCAAAAGGAGGTCGATGCCATGGAGCTCGTCCTCGTTGACCTTGTTCGGCCAGCGCATCAGCTCGCCGGCGTTGAGGAGCATGCGGGTCGCCTGGGGCTGAATTGCCCGATGCATCGCTTCGATGGCGCGCAGGATATGGGTCTTGCCGCTCCCGCTTGGCCCTTGGATGAAGAGCGTGCTGAAGGGGGGTAGATCATGTGTTGCGAGCGTCGTCGCCGCAGCGACGGCGACGCGGTTGCAGCCACAGATAACGAGGCGCTTGTTGCCCAAAGCGTTCATCCTTTTACCTCCTCGGTGAACCAGCCGCCGCCCAGAGCGCGGGGACGGGGAAAGACCATCCTGAATTGAAACGGGAACATCGCCGCGGCGACCTTCATCTTCACCTTGGCGTCCTCCTCGACGATGGCTCTGGCGCCCTTGACGTCGATCGCCTCGAAGACCTGGTCGGGCCTGAGGGCGAAGAAATCGACGGTGAGGAAGGTGCGGTTCGCGAGGCGCAGCTTGACCCCCTCGAACGCGTACCAGAGGTACTCACCGCGCTCCTTGGCGGGGATGAGCACCTCGCGCTCGTAGCGGGCCTCGGTCTTGTTCATGATCCCGACGCCCAGCCGCCCAAGCATGTGATGCTGCTTGCCCTTGTGCTGAGGTCCGGGAACGAAGGTCGCGCGTGTGCGGGTAATGTCCTCGCCGCGGACGCCGGGGACGGGAGCAAGCTTCCAGCACGAGCCTTTGTATTCGATGACTTCCGTCTGCTGACCTACAGGCGGCAAACCGACCAGCTTGCGATATGCGTCGCGGCTGATGCGCTCGGTGCGGTCGTTCATGCCAAGCTCCGCCGGTGACGACAGCCGATGTCGGCGCGGACGCCGCAATAGGTGCATGCTTCGCGATTGACCCGGCGGGCGGCGATCTCGGCCTCGCTGAGACGAACCCGTTCTTTCTCCGGCAACTGCCCGCGCTCCGCGATGAACTTAGCTGTCGTGGCAAGCTTCTTGGGCATGCGCACGTTGCACTTGGGGAGTGCGCCATGGAAGCCGTCGGGATACTTGGTCATGAACTGGCGAACAGCCTCTTCTTTCTCCTCGCTGACGGTATGGCGAAGCCGCAGCAGGCCGACGAAACCGCCGTGGCGGAACAGGTAGGCGCCGATGACATTCTCGGGCGTCGCGGTGCGTGCGCACCATTTGTCGATCTCGGCGAGCAACTGCAGCGCGGGGCCGGAGCGATTGTGCTCTCTCATGCCGCTGCTCGCTGCCTGGTCAGCCAGTCGAGATCGCGATCGATCCACTCCAGCAATTCGATCTTGGCGTGCCCAAGGGCCTGGACATTCTCACCCGTGACCGAGCGCATATACTCGGCGGTCATGATTGCGCATTGAGCCCGCCAGCGCGTCACCGAGCGGATGATGAGCGACCCCTGGTCGAGATCCCGCCGAAGTGACGGACACAGTCTGATGCACGTCGCCGCGCACTCGCGGTGAAGCATCGGCTCGACCTGGAGGATCGCCCAACCTTCGGCGCCGTGCGGAACCGGGCGAGCATGCGACATCGAAACCTTTGTCGACAACTTCAGCGGTCGACCGCACAGGTCGCAGAGGCATTGAGCGATGGCCTGGCGCTGACGGTTGCCGTGCGGCTTGCCGAACAGCGGTTTTCCAGAACCGGGCGACGAAAGTTGATGGATCGCCGGCCGCTTGAAGAACGGACAGTCAGCGACCCAGAAGACCTCTTCGCTCGACCAGCCCACCGTCCATGGAACGGGCGTGTTGCCGAAGTATAGCTGCTGGGCACTCACCGCTCTTCTCCGATGGTGAGTGTGGGCATCTGGAGGTTGGCGGGTGCATGGGCGCGGCATGGAGGGCTGTGGCGCGCGGTGAGGACGATGAGGTGATCGAGGAGCCCGCAGGCGTCCTTCTCCTCGCGCCGCTTGGGTCGGAACCAGCCGAATTCATCGAGCCGGGCGCGCGTCCAATCGTCGAACGTCTTGGTCTTCTCGCCGACGCCCTTGCCGAGGAACGTCCGCCGCCACGCGCCGAGGCCGACGCTGCGATGGCTGATGTTGAGATGCTCGCAGTAGCTTTCGATGTGCGCGGCGATGCTGATCATCATGCCGAGTTCGGCCATGTGCTTGTCGCCGATGATTTCGCTGGGCGCGCTCGGCTGCTCGTAGGCGAGCCAGATGAACGGATGCACCGCATTCAGTTCGTGCAGCCAGGCGTGCGTTCGGCAGCCGGCGTAGCCGAGCCCGCGATCGACGGGCATGTCGAATGAGCCGCAGGCCGGCCGAGAATCCCTCGGCGACCATGCGGCCCACCCGCACCGCGCTCCCGGCTTGAGCGCGAGGTACATCAGGCAACCTCAGCCTGGGCTTGGGTCTCGTTTGCCGGAATCGTGACGAGCGTGCCGTCCGAGGGATCGCGCACCTTCCTCGGTCGTCCCCGCTTGGGCTTGGGCTCCTCCCCGAGCGGAACCGTCGACATCGAGTGGCTGATCGGGCGAGCTGGCTTGCCAGGCTTGGCCTGCGGCGGCGCCTCGGTCTGCTCTTCAGATGGCGGGGTCTCTTCCTCTTCCGCAGCGGCCTTGCCGAGTGGGGTGTCGTCGAACGACTTCAGGCCAAGAGCGCGCTTGTAGGTATCGAGCAGTGCTTCCTCTTCGTCGCGCTGCTGCGACGGCTGTTTCCTCAGCGTGATGCACTTGCGCATGATCTTGGGATCGAAGCCATTCGCCTTCGCCTCGGCGAAGACGTCGCGGATATCCTCGCCGATGTTCTTTTTCTCTTCCTCGAGCCGCTCGATGCGCTCGACGAACAGCTTGAGCTGGTCGGCTGCAAAAACACCGTTCACCATGTCGTCCTCCTCACCTCGCCTGCGGCCCGAGATCCCGTCGGACCTGGGCGAGCATGGCTTCCGCGGCGCCGAAGCTGACGCCGGCTTCCTCAGCGATGTCCTCAAGCTCGGCGCCTTCAGAGAGGCGCTCGCAGAACCCGGCCTTGCTCATGCGTCCGGCAAATTCGCTCTTCAGTCGATCGAACTTGCCGGAGATGACGCCGCGCGTGACGCCGAGCGCGCTTGCGACTACGGCGAAGCTGCTTCCCTCGCCGAGCCGCTCGCACAGCATCGTGATGCGCGCTCCGTTCCACTCGCAATAGTCGAGACTGCCGTGGTAGGTCATGGCGCGACCTCGTCGACCGGCGGATGATCGAGCAGGGCGAGGAGGCCAGGCTTCGCGGTCTTGGTGCACGGCGGATGAGCCCGGGCATTGCGCGAGCGGATGCGCAGATTGGCGAGCTCGACGGATTCGGGATTGAGCTCGATCAGGATCGAGTCGCGGCCGAGCGCCTCGGCGACGAGCGCGGTCGTCCCCGCCCCGCCGAACGGATCCAGCACCGTGCCGCCCTTGGGGCAGCCGGCCATGATGCACGGCGCGACGAGCGCAGGCGGGAAGGTTGCGAAATGGGCGCCTGAATATGAAGCGGTCGCGATCTCCCACACCTCGGGCGGGACGATCGCCGACAGATCGGGCTCGTAATTGCGCAGCAGGCGACCATTGCCGCGCTGCTCCGCGACGGTCATGTGATCCCAGCGAAGGTCGAAGCCGCTGTGTGGCCGAGCAGCACCGCGCTTTTTCGGCGGCTTCTTAGCACCGCCAACAGCCTTCATCGTGCCGTTGGTCTTTCCGCCGGCATTGGCGCGGGTGCTGCCCGCTTGATTCTCAATATCCTGCGACCAGCGCTGCAATGATGCCTCGGCGGGCGGCATGCGAACCGCCACCGCGTCATAATAGGTCTCGATGTTGATCCATCGCGGCGCATCGCGGCTCGGATCGGTGATGAGCGGGCAGCGTTCCTTGAGGTCCGGGCTGAAGCTGATCTCGCCCGTGTCGCGAGCGCGATAGACGTCCCCTCCCTCGCGGGTGAGCAGGAATATCTTCTCGTGGGAGGTCGACGGGCGATAGACGCCGGAGGAATCGGGCATCGCGTTGGGCTTGCCCCAGACGATCTCGCTCCTCACCCACCAGCCGGCATCCTGGAGCGCGATCGCCAGGCGGTTGGGGATCATGCACAGGTCTTTGGGCTTCAGGTAACCGCCGGCGACGATCCTGCCGCTGTGTTCGACCCTAGTGACGCGACTGTCGGCGTTGTTCCATTTGCCCCGGACTGTCTTGGCGTACTCGGGCTCGTATCGCCCGCCATCGCCGACGACGCGGGCCCCGGGGATGCCGACGCCATTGAGTCCACCGTTGCCGAGGTTGCCGCTCCGGCCGCGCCTGCTGCGGTTGCGCGGAGAATCGTCGATCTCGAGGCGGGCGATGGGCCCGGACGGATTGTTGCCACCGCCGCGTCGTTTCGTGCCATTCGCCGGCTTGCCCGGGCGATCAGAGCCGCCCTCGGCGCCGTAGATCGGGCCGACGGTTGAGAAGGGCTTGTCACGGAAGGTGCGGTCGTCCTGGCCGAGGTCCTTGGTGTCGGCTGCGGAGCGTCCGTTGGGGGAAGTCGCGTAGCAGTCGCCGTAATTGAGCCAGAACGAGCCAGTGGGCTTGAGAACGCGCCGAACCTCCTCGAATATCTCGACCAGGGCGGCGATGTGCTCGCCTAGCGTGGGCTCGAGCCCGAGCTGGCCCTCGACGCCGTAATCCCGCAGCCCCCAATAGGGCGGCGAGGTGACGCACATGTCGATCGAGGCATCGGGGAGGGTGCGCAGCTGCTCGAGCGCGTCGCCAATAAGTATCTCGACGCTCACTGAAGCCCGGCCAGCGACTCGAGTCGCGTTCGTCCGAGTCGGCGGGATAAAAAAGTGACTGTCCCATATCGGGAATCCCGGAATGAAACGCCTGTAATGAAATAATTTTCCCGGGCCCGTTTCGCCGTCTCAACGACAATCGCGGAGCCGACGAAGCCAGCCGCGAACATGATGACGAGGCGCATCGCGAAGTGCGTGCCGGCGGGCATCAGCCAACGATCCGGAGGCTTTGATCCTCCGGCGGAAAGTCTTCTTCTTTCAGTGACTTACCTAGTTTCTTCGCCGCCGCAATGAGTCCCTGGTGGCGGTGCTCGGGGACATAGTTGTGATCGACCCATCGCTGCACTGAACCATGGGTGATGGCGGTCGGATAGGCCTCGACGACGGCGTCGACGCCGCCGAGCTGAGCGATGATGGCGCGGACTGGCTGCATTGCACTCACTTCCCATATTGGGTAGCGGGGCGTCAAGCAGACTACCGAAAATAGTTTTCGCCTTTGGGTGGAGGTTCATCCATATATGCTACCGATGATCGACACCGACGAGATTTTGCGCCGCCTCAAAGCGATGATCGCCGAGGGGAAACTGGAGAAGCAGGAGATTGCTCGCGTGCTGAAGCTCAGCCCGCAGCGGATGGCGCCGTTGCTGTCCGGCAAGCGCAAGCTGTCTCACGATGAAGCGTGCGTACTCGTCGAGAAATACGGGTTCGAGGATCCGTCCGCGCTGATCGAGTCTATCGTGACGAAACCAATCTTAGCGCTGGCCGTGCAATATGTGCTTCAGGAACTCGCTCCTGGAGGATCTCCGGATCCGGATCACATCGAGGACATCGTGCAAGACGTCGAAGCATTCTTGCGATACGCAGCTGATCCTCAGGTGCGCGACAATATCGAGATGGCAGGGGCATTTTTTCTTGCCCGAAAGGCGATCCGTCGGGAGGTTCGACCAGCAGCCTCTGTGCAATGAAGGTCGTCGCATAGCATAGGCAGTCTGACTGCCCGTCAGTGATCCGTTGTGGCATCGGTCCCCTACTCAGCCAAAAGTTACCCCGAGCAGGGACGTTGACCCGCCGCCGAGCCTCAGCGAGTCGGCCCGTTCCGGCCCAATCTGCCGACGATTGCGATTAACGAAAGTAAATCAAGCGGTATTTTAACCCGGGCTGCCCATTGACCGATCATGATCGGCGTGGCTCGCGCCTGCGAGACGAGTCGCGCTGGAGCGGTGCCGTTTTCCGTTTGACAGCGCTACCGATTTTCGGCACTCAACGCACGACTCCAGAGCCGGGAGCTTGCCATGCCGAAGACCGCCGCAGCCGTCATAGAAGAGACCCCCTCCCCAGCCGCCGAGTCGCCAGCCCTAACGGGCGAGCGACTCGGCCAAGTGCTGGCTATTTTTGGGGGTGTGGTCGAGGGAAGGGCCTCAATACCTGCTCTGGAAAACGTGTTGCTCACGGCGAATGGAAAAACGCTGACGGTTGTCGGGACCGATCTCGATCACAGACTTACATGCGTGCTGCCTTGCGGGTCGCCTGCTTTTTCTTCGCTCGTGGAACATCGTGCGCTGCAGGCTGCAGTCAATGCGTTCGGCAAAGAAGAGCTAGGCTTTTTTGCCACTGACGACAAGTTATTCATTCGCGGAAAAGCTGGCGAATTCGAGATATTCTCGCTCCCGACAGACGATTTCCCAGCATTCCGCCGACCAGACCCAGATGTGATCCTGGAGGCACCAGCGGATGCTCTGATGAGAGCGCTGAAATTATGTCAGCCTGCGATCTCGTATGAGGAAACCCGTTACTATTTGAACGGCATTTCGATGAAGATGGTCGACGGTCGCCTTGAACTGGCGGCGACCGACGGTCATCGGCTTCACTTGGCTCATTCCCCACTGCTCACGGTGGACGGAGAGATGCCGCAGGTCATCTTCAGAACGCGAGGCATTAGGTGCCTATTGGCGATCCTGGCAGGCGACTCGTCCAGATCGGACGTACTCATCGAAATTGCTAAACTCCACGGCTGCTTTTCCGTTGGCAAATGGCTCCTCGAGACGAAATTCATCGATGGCACCTATCCTGATTACACGCGCATTTTGCCGGACGCTTCGGTAGGCGAACTTTCTCTGCAATCGGACGATCTCTCTGGACCCCTGAAGACAATCAGGAAGCTCGGCGGCGAGTCCATAAAAGGTGCCGTTTTAGATCCGCGCGCCTCGACGATTAGATTTTCGTCCCCAGAAGGTTTCAGATTTAGCCAGACGTTTGCAGGGAAGGTCGCTGATCGCGTTCCACAGTCGATTGGTTTCAACGCAAGATACGCGACCGAGATATTGGACACGCATCCGAAAACGGGCGTGACGATTGGCTTCGGGGCGGACCCAGCTCAGCCAATCACCTTCAAGTTCGACAATGACGAGGATTTCCTCGCCGTTCTGATGCCGATGCGCGTGTGAGCCAGGTCGCCGCCTGTTTGATGATCGCCCTAGCCTCGGTGATCATCGCTGCGTCCTTGGCGATCGCGCTTCGGCGTGAGCAGCAAGCCCATTGGGCGACGCGCGCTCTACGTCGTGGCGCGCTCGAGGAGAACAATCGGCTGAAGCGGCAATTGTCGACGACGCAGGCCGAGCGAGACTGGTTCAAGCAGGCCGCCGAGGTGCGCGGTCGTCAGAAGGAGCAATCGAAATGACGGCCAACAGCAGGACAATGCGAATGCTCGCGCTGATCGTATTCTTCGCAGTGGTGCTCGCTATCATAATGATGCTCCGCGGCGTTGCTATGGCGATGTTATGGCATTGGTACGCCGAGCCGCTCGGATTGCCCGGCATCGGCATCGCTCAGGCCATTGGCATCGGATTATTGGTGACCATCACTGTCGGCAACCTGCCACTGAGGCAGGAAAAACTAGACGATGTGCTTGGCCGCTTGGGATTGCTGGCTCTTCAGCCCATCGTACTCTTTTGCACCGGTTGGCTGATCAAGGTGCTGTTCCTGTGACCGCCCGCCGCTTCAATCCGCATGCCCGCGGCAACTACGCGATCTATCGCGAGAACGAGACCAACCGCTGCCCAGGCTGCGGCCGTACCCACTGGATCGTGGGGCGGGTGACTGCGGAATGCGCGTTCTGCGCCACTGCGCTGCCGCTCGACGTCCCCGAGAGCCTCGAAGCACCGTCAATCCGCAGCTTCGGGCGCGGCGGCGGGCGCATCAAGCGCATGATGGCCTTCGCATGAGCAAGCGCCTGGATAAGGTCTGCGGCGATGCCCGTGCGCTGCGCGACCGACTGAAGGCGGAAGGCCGCTTTCGTGACGCCGAAATCATCCAGTGCGTGATCCGATCGTGCGAATCCTCGTCGACCCTGAATTGCTCGCTCAGCCGCGAGCTCATCGCCCTGCGCGCCGAGATGCGCAAATGAAGCCTGAGCGAATCGCCCGCATGCCGGACTGGCCGGCGCGGATGGATGACGACATGGCCGCCGACTATCTCGGCATCGGCGTGACGACGTTCCGCGATCGTGTGAAGGCAGGGCAATATCCGCAGCCCGTCCACGAGGGCGGGCGCAAGCTGTGGAGCCGCCAGCAGCTCGACATGTTTATTGCCGCTCAGTTCGGTCTTCCGGTTGACGCTTCGGCGCCGACGGGCGCAACGCGCAATTCATGGGACGACTTATGATACCGGGCGTCTGCCAGAAGGGTGGATCGACCTATCGCCGCTTCCGCGTCCGCCTGCCTGATGGCCGCTGGGGCGACCAGTACGTCAAGCTGCCGGATCCCTCAGACCCCCGATTCGCTGCCGAGCTCGCCCGCGTCAACGGCAAGGTCGTGCCGCGCGCCAGGCCCGAGACCGGCACGGTGGCGGCCCTCATCGCGGAAATGCGACCTGTCCTCGCCAAGCGCCCGATGGCAGCGACGACGCGCGGTGCATGGGCCTATTATCTCGATCTCATCGGAGCGCAGCACGGCCACCGCCAGGTGCGCGACCTCGAGCGCTCGCACTGCTACACGATCCGCGACTCGATGGCCGACAATCCGGGCAAGTCGAACAATTACATGTCGAAGTTCAAGGCGCTGCTGGAGTTCGGCGCTGAGCGGGGCTGGATCGCCAGCAACCCGGCCGCCGGCATCCCACTGCTCGAGACCGGCGAGCATGCGCCCTGGCCGGGGCATGTGCTTCGCGAAGCGCTCGAGAAAGCCGAACCGATGCTTCGTCTCGCGATCATCACGGGCCTCTGCTCGGGCCAGCGGATCAGCGATGCGATCCTGATGCAGCATGGCTGGCACGACGGCCGCATCATGCGCCTGAGGAGCAAGAAGACCGACACCGGCGCGGTGATCCCGATGCACCCGCTGTGGGTCGCGGAAATCGCCGCCATGCCGCGCAAGTCGGTGACCCTGCTCTACGACCGCAGCGGCAAGCCGTTCCGCGACACAGACCGCATCCAGGCGCGCCTCAGGCGGCTGATGCGCAGCCTCGGCCATGTCGATGAGCGCGGCCAGGCCCTCTACACCTACCATGGCCTCAGCAAGAACGCCTGCTGCTACCTCACCGAGCTGGACCTCAGCGACGAGACGATCGGCGCGATCGTCGGCAAGACCGCCGAGACCGTCCGTCACTACGCCAAGGAAGCCCGGCGATGGATGCTCGCAGAACGCGCCGCGGCGGCGGTGATTGCGGGCAGGATCGAGGGCCTTGTGGGAAAACCGACCCCGAATGTGGGAAAGAGCGGCAATGCGAAGGGCTAGAAAACGGCGGTTTTCCGCCACTGGTGACCCCAACGGGACTCGAACCCGTGTTTTCGCCGTGGACCGATTTTTCGCTTTAGTTTCAGCGCCCATTCCCCATTTTCCCGCTTCGTTCGTGCCATTGCATATCAATGGCTTAGCCCCCGTGTGGGAAAGCTCGAGGTGACCGTTCGCCGGGCCGGCGGCCACATCTCGCAGCGGCGCCTCGAGCGCGAATTCCACGAGCTCGACGCTAAGAGCCGTCGGGAACGCCTCGACGACCGCGACAGCCTCAGGCTCGAGAAGATCATCCGTGAGATGGACTATCGCGCCAAGCGCCCGAAACGGGTCAAACGGCAGACGGTCAATGCCTGAGCAGATGGCACTCTTTGACCTACCGACACCGCCATCGCCGCCCATGATGATGACCGCTGTCATCGTCGATTGCTGGCGCTACGAGCTGAAGCGCATCTGGGACGAGAGCCTGCCGCTGCTGGTCGTCTGCATGCTCAATCCGAGCACGGCGGACGCGTTCAAGAACGATCCGACGATCCTGACGCTGATCCACTTCGCAAAGCTATGGGGCTACGGCGGCATCTTGGTGGTCAACCTCTCAGCGTTCCGCGCCTCTTCACCAGCCGTGATGATGCGCGAGGGTGCACTCGGAATAGGCCCGTCAAACCACGCCTATTTGAGCGACGCCGTCATTTACGCCCGAGATCACGGCAAGAGCATCGTTGCGGCCTGGGGCAACAACGGCGGGCATCTCGGGCTCGATGAGAATTTCATCGCGCTATGCAAATTCGCCAAGGTTGATCTGGTCTGCCTCGGCACCACGCTGAGCGGGCAGCCGAAGCACCCGCTCTCTCGCGGCAAACATCGGATCCCGCGCGATCAGCAACCTCTCGTCTGGAGATCAGCTGCATGACAGGCCTTCTCGTCGACAATTTCGCCGGCGGCGGCGGAGCTTCGACCGGCATCGAAGCTGCGCTCGGCCGCGCCGTCGATATTGCCATCAATCACGATGCAGAAGCCCTGCGGATGCACGAGGCCAACCATCCGGCCACTAAGCACGTCCGCAACAACATCTGGCAAGTCGATCCTTGCGAGGTCACGGATGGCCAGCCGGTCGAGCTCGCCTGGTTCAGCCCGGACTGCAAGCATTTCAGCAAGGCGAAGGGCGGCAAACCGCGCGAGAAGTCTATCCGCGATCTGGCATGGGTGGTGGTGCTGTGGGCGCAGCGGGTGAAGCCGACCTGCATCTTCCTCGAGAACGTCGAGGAGTTTCGGACCTGGGGACCGCTCGACGATCACGGCCAAATCATCCGGGATCGCGTCGGCGAAACCTTTACGAAGTGGTGCAAGGCGCTTCGTCGGCAGGGTTACAAGTTGCAGTTCCGCGAGCTGCGGGCCTGCGACTACGGCGCGCCGACCATCCGCAAACGGTTTTTCATGATCGCCAGATGCGATGGCCAGCCGATCGTGTGGCCGGCGCCGACGCATGGCAAGCCTGATAGCGCTGAGGTTCTGAGCGGCCAGCGCCTGCCTTGGCGCACCGCCGCGGAAATCATCGATTGGTCGATTCCCTGCCCATCGATCTTCGAGCGCAAGAAGCCGCTCGCCGAAAAGACGCTGCGGCGCATTGCTCACGGCATCGTCAAGTTCGTACTGAAGAATCCGCATCCCTTTATCGTGCCGGTTTGCAACACGAAATGGGCTGGCGATCGCTATCATCCGGGCGATGAGCCCCTACGGACGATCACGACCGCGAAAGGCGGTGAGTTAGCGCTCGTTGCCGCCACGATCGAGCGTCAATTTGGCAAGAGCGAAGGGTCGCCGGTTGACGCGCCACTTCCAACGACGACATCCGGAGGCGGCGGCAAATCTGCAGTTGTGCAGGCCTTCATGCAGAAGTTCGCCGACAACGGGAAGGGCTATTCGCCCGATGAGCCGCTGCATACCGTCATGGCAGGGGCCCCGCGGCACGCGGTCGTTGCTGCTCACTTGGCACAGTTCAGCGAGACCAGGGAAGGACGCAAGCTCAACGAAGGTCATTCGCCCGAAGAGCCGGTCTCAACCATTGTCCAGAAAGGGCCGCTTCAGGCTGTCTGTACGTCGAACCTGGTAAAGCTCCGCGGGACTTGTCAGCACGGGCAGCAGGTCGACGAGCCTCTGGCGACAGTGAGCGCGCAAGGCACGCACATGGCCGAGGTTCGAGCCTTCCTGCTCAAATATTACGGCAATGAAAGCGAGGGGCACGATCCGGAGCGGTCGCTGGGGACGGTCACGACGAAGGATCGCTTTAGCGTCGTGACGGTGACGATCGATGGCGAGGAATACGTCATCGTCGACATCGGCATGCGGATGCTCACACCACGCGAGCTGTTCAACGCGCAGGGATTCCCTGCCGACTATATCATCGACCGGGGCGTGGATGGCCGACCGATCACGAAGACGGCGCAAGTTGCAAAGTGCGGCAACAGCGTCTGCCCGCCGCTCGCCGAAGCACTTGTCGCTGCCAATGCTCCAAGCGCCGCGGCTGCTCGCGAGAGCGTGGCAGCCTGAACCCTCTAGCAGGAGAATGACGATGTTCGAGCTCTACAAGGACGGCAAAGGCGAGTGGCGCTGGCGGCTGATTGCCCACAACAAGAAGATCATCGCCGACAGCGGTGAGGGCTACATCAAGCGCAGCGGCGCCCGGAAGGCGGTCGAGCGCGTGAAGGCGCTTGTGGCAATCGCATCGATCGTCGAGGTTCTGCACAATCCGGAGCAGGCGCATGTCTCTGACGCCTGACATCGATCGCGCGCACGCGCTCGTCGAGATCGCCTCGTTACTCAAGAAAGCGGACATCATCCGCGACCGCCGACTGCGGGGCATGGAGATCCACGTCACCGGCTGGAACAATGAGCGGCCGGGCGACATCGCGACGGTGAGGCCGCAATCGTTCTGCGACGGCGTTCGCCTCGAGCCGGTGACGAGATGATCGCCCTCATCCTTTGGGCGCTCGGTGCCGGTGTGGTCTTCGTTCGGGCCTTTGATCCCGATGTCGCATGGGTGCTCGAGTCCGAAGACCGCAAGTTCCTGCCGTTTGTGGCGATCTTCTGGCCGATCTGCGCTGCGGCGCTCCTCATCGCTCGCTTAATCAAGGCTCTTCGCAATGTCTGAGGTCCGAAAGATGGAGCGCACGGCGACGCATGAGACGTCGCGGGGCACGGCGACCAGCATCGCAGGCCTGATTGAGACACCTCACGGACCGATGGAGTGTGTCGACGCGCCTGGTTTCGTCACGATGCTGATTATCAACCCCGAGGATTCGGCGCAATCGCGCGTCGGCTTCCTGCTCTACGAGCCGGAGTTCAAGATGGGCATGGTCGCCCAGATGGACGCCGACCAGGCGCGGATGGTCGCCGCATCGTTCCTCCGGCTCGCCGACGAGCTCTCACCAAGGGTCGATCACTGATGGCTGACGGAACCAAAATCGAATGGACCGACGCGACGTGGAATGTCGTCAACGGGTGCAACGTCGTCAGCCCCGGCTGCACCAACTGCTATGCCATGCGCCTAGCCGGCACGCGGCTGAAGCATCATCCGAGCCGTGAAGGCCTGACGATCGACACGAAAGCCGGGCCCGTCTGGAACGGGCAGGTTCGATTCAATGAGAAAGTGCTGCTTGATCCGCTGCGGTGGAAGCGACCGCGGCGGATCTTCCCGAACGCGCACGGCGACCTTTTCCATCCGAGTGTGCCTGATGAGTGGATCGACCGCGAGTTCACCATCATGGCACTTGCTCATTGGCACTACTTCCAGGTGCTGACGAAGCGGCCAGATCGCATGCGCGATTATGTATCGGAGCGAGCGGAATGCATTTGGTCGAGCGTCGACAACTTCGTCGATGACTGGTCGCACGGACTGCGTGGCAATGTGCGGTTGCCCATCATCAGCGACGATCCAATGCTCGCAGCTCTTGCCGGTCAAGGCGCGGTTTGGGGCGGCGAGCGCCCATGGCCGCTGCGAAACGTCTGGCTCGGCACGAGCGTCGAGGATCAGCGACGGGCCGATGAGCGAATTCCCATCCTACTCGACACGCCCGCCGCGGTTCGCTGGCTCAGCTGCGAGCCTCTGCTCGGCCCCGTCGATGTGCAGCCGTTCGGCCTTTATGATCGAGAACTGCATTGGGTCGTAGCCGGCGGCGAAAGCGGGCCTGGCGCGCGGCCGATGCACCCAGATTGGGCGCGCTCGCTTCGTGACCAGTGCGCAGCCGCCGGCGTGCCGTTCCTATTCAAGCAATGGGGCGAATGGCTTCCATGCGAGGTCGACTTCCTGGATGGGGACGTCGTTTGCTACCCGGACGATGGCAGCGAACGTGACATGCCGGAGGTCAAGGGAGTGCGGCCAATCGACCAGAGTATTGGGCGCGACATGTGGCGTGTTGGCAAGAAGGTCGCTGGCAGACTGCTCGATGGCGTCCAGCATGATGGATATCCCCAATGACCGACAAGACGATCACCTCCTCCATTCCGGCGAGTGCCGTTCGCGATGTCGCCCATGCCAATGGCACGGAGCATACCCTCGTCTGCTTCAATCCCAACTGTCGCGGTGTCGGAACGCACTTTCCCGTCATCCTATTCGGGCCAATCGGCCGCATTCCCGGCCAGGCCCTGCCCTACCGCCTCGAGATCCCGCAGGCCGCGTGCCCCAACTGCCAGCGCAGTTTCCAGCCCGAGGTGTTCGTCAGCGACGCGGCGCGGGGAAAGATCGAGCATCATCTGCGCAAGCACGATCGCCCGATGCCGGACTATGAGCGGCTATTCGTCATCTGGAAGAGCCTGTTCGGACCCGATTGGGCGGAGGTGAAGGACGCCGGCGAAGCGAGGTTCTGTTTCTGATGGCCGATCCAGTCGAATTCCATGGGGTCAACAAGATATTCACCGCGCCAGAAGGCCGTGAGGATTCCATCCGACCGCTCCCGACGTTCATCAACGGCCACGCGATCGTATCCGCTTGGAAATTCACCGATGAGGAGTGGGAGGAGATCAGCAAAACTCGCACGGCCTTCATCGCGATATTCTCCGGCCTGACCCTCTTCCCGATGTACGTCGGCAATAATGAAGGCACCCGCTGTCTCGTCGCCGACAGTGGCCCGGTCTGGCCGAAGGGCGAGCGGGAATAATGCGAGCAATCTCGCTTTGGCAGCCGTGGGCCTCGGCTATGGCGCTGGGTCTGAAGTCGATCGAGACGCGTCATTGGTGGACGTCGCACCGCGGCAATCTCGCGATCCACGCGGCCAAGCGCTGGACAGCCGAAGAGCGCGAATTCGCCGCGCTGATGGGGCTGCCAGGCGAATTGCCGCTTGGCGCTATTGTGGCTGTCGGTCAGCTCGTGAAGATCGATCGCACCGAAATTCTGCGACCAACGCTCAGCGAGCAGGAAGAGCGCTGGGGCAACTATGCCGATGGCCGCTTTGGCTGGATATTCGCGAACATCCAGGCGCTCCCCGAGCCGGCCCCTTTCCGCGGGGCGCAAGGCCTCTTCGATGTTCCCAATTCGCTTCTCGGCGATCTCGCTCCGCCGCCTCGCCAGCGATCGCTTATCTGAAAGGACCGATGTGCCTCAAAATACCATTCCTACCGCTAGCGGTGGTCGCGTCTGCTTCGATCCTATCGACGTCAGCGAGGTGAAGATCCGGGACATCGCGCTGGGCGCCGCTCGAGAGACCAGATTCAACGGCCAATATCGCCAAGAAATTCCGTTCTACTCGGTCGCCGAACACTGCACGCTTGGCAGCTATGTCGCCCCAATCGGATCGCGTCTCGCGTTCCAGATTCACGATGCAGCCGAGGCTTTCATCAAGGACATCACGAAGCCGCTGAAGGTACTACTTGACGACTATGTCGAATTTGAGCGCCGCTTCGAGGATGCACTACGACAGAGGTTCAATTGGCCGGACTGGCGAACGGCCGTGGTCAAGAAAGTCGATATCCAGATGCTGCTCGCCGAGCAGGACGCCATGGTGGATCTGGGTCGCCGCGGGAGATCGTCGCATGCGGACATCGAGCCGGCGCCGGTGAAGTTCAATTACTGGCTGCCGGCGATGGCTGCCGTCGTCTGGGAAGACCGCTACCACGAGCTCGTGGCCCGCCGGAGCTGATGCACGTCGAGCGCTGCATCTGCCGGGAGTGCCGCGAGCTAGACGCACTGCCGCTCCAAGGAATCCCCGACACCTTTCAGTTCCGGCTCTTCAACCGAACACAGGAGCGTCAGCCGTTGATCACCGCCGAAATCTTCCACGAGCTGGTCCGGCATTGCCGCGAGGCTGGCTATGGCGACGACATCGATTGGGCGGAGAATTGCCAGCCGCCACGATCAGCGCTGATCTTCGCTCGCGAAGCAATCTTCGTCATTTGCAACTCGGGCATGCGATTCAGCGTGGCCCAGGGGATATTCGAGCGGGTGATGGCATCCCTGCGCTCGGGCGGCAGCGCGCAGGATGCGTTCGGGCACAAGGGGAAAGCCTCGGCGATCGATCACATCTGGGCCAATCGCGGCGTGCTACGCCGGCAGTATCTGGACGCCGACGACAAGCTGGTTTTCTGCGCCTCGCTGCCTTGGATCGGCGAGATCACCAAATATCATCTCGCCAAGAACTTCGGCGCCCAGGTCGCCAAGCCTGATGTCCATTTGCAGCGCCTGGCCGACCATGAAGGATGCACTGCCCAGCAACTGTGCGAACGCATCGCCGCAGTGACGGGCTACAAGGTCCCGACGGTCGACACCGTCCTCTGGCGGGCATGCGCGATCGGCATCATCAACTCACGCGCGCTTGTCGCTCCATAGCGGAATCGGCACGGTCTGCCCGCCGAACTCGTGCGTGCAATCGCTCTGATACTCGATCATCCCGTCCCGCACGAAAGAGTGACAGCGACGACCGCTGATGAACGGCTCGCGTGTCGCCTGCGGATTGGCGTCGACCCATGTCAGGAATGACGGGCTGAAGGTCGGCTTCTCATAGTTGCCGTTGAAGTCCCACCGCTCGTCGAACGCATGAGCTTCCTTGCAGGCGGGGCAGATGAACCAGAGGTTCCAACGGGCCTTGCCCTGATAGTGAAAGTCCCATCGCCGCAGGATCGGCGAGACCTTCTCGAGCTCGCACCAGCCGGGCATCAGACGGTGACGATCGCGCCATTGGTGACGTAGCCGTGCCACTTGCAGCCGCTGAGTATGAGGATCGACGGCGTCAGGCTGATGTCCTTGAGGCTGGTGCCTGTCATATTCCAGCGGACTGGCTTTCCCTGATCATTATGGAGGCACATTTCGTCAGGCACGCCGCGTCCGACGAAGTCGATCCTGATCCCGTGAGTGCCGACCTTGCCCTTGTTCGCGATGAAGCATGCCGGGCAGAGGAACCATAGGCTATCGGCCTTCGCCAGCGAACGGACATAGTGAAACGAGCGCGGCGCAACGAAGCGGGTGAGACGCGGCTCTAGTTCGGCAAGCTCCATCGCGCCCTCCTTGCGTTTGAGGCTACGCCGCCGAGGGGTATCTAATCCCTTGGCGACGCCGCCTCTTTGTCCCGGCGCGCCCCGGGCGGCCTACTGACCGGCAGCAGATGGATCGATCGGGACCCATCTTGCGACTGCGCCGGGGATCCGATCGGGCCCAGCGCGCCGGCTTTCGCTCGGCATCTCGTGCCGGTGGTAGCGGGGGTCGGATTTGAACCGACGTCCTCCTGGTTATGAGCCAGGCGAGCTACCGGGCTGCTCTACCCCGCGCCACCGTTGCGTTCCGGTTGTCGAAAGTGGGGTCGACACCACGGCGACCGGAACGCGCCATCTAACTACCGGTATTCGGGCCAAAGGCCAACCAAAAACATACGCGCGCATCAACTAGGCTCGCTGAAATTTTTTCATCGGTCGTTGAC